TCTTGATATTCTTCATAACTCAACGAGCCGTATTTCTTGGTTTTGATACCGTGTTTAGCTTCATAGATATGCCACCATTCATGCGGTGTCATAGCCCAAAATTCTGATGGTTGCAATCCCCAATGTGCAACTGCAACCTTGTATAATTCAGCCCATTCGTAATCTTCAATGATTACGTTTAGGCCTGACTTTTTTTTAACTCTTTTTGGCTTTCTGATTTCGGGAAAAATACGCCCTCAATCGCTCTCCAAGTTAAGATTAAGTTTTGAGCGTTTCCATCTGCAAACATCTCCGCCCAAATCTCTTCTGCTGATTTGTTTACGCCAATGGATTGCAGCATGATAGATACCACCTCAGCTACTAAACTAAAAGGCGTCTCCCCTTGACTTACACGATAGGAAATCGAAGCAATAGATAAACGGTTGCGCTCAATTTCTTGGATAAGCTTAAATGATGGGGTTACGGTGTACGTTTCCCCACCAATTACAATATCAATGCTATCGTAAATGAAAGCCATTACGCATCAGCTCCGGCCGTAAATGTAACCTCACCGCTTGACTGGAAAGAAGCATCAAAAGTTACACCGGCTTCGGTTTCCTCACCTGTTGCGAATGATACCATTTTGAATGTGCCACCAATAACAGGGCCGCTCACTGTATTTCCGCTTAACTCTTTAGGGAAGGTAAACAAAGTAGCAGCTGTTGTATCACCACTAATAGATGCTGACATTAGAGTATCATCTACTAAGATCCCGCTAATAGTGATATCTACGTTTTGCTGTCCTGATTCAGCTAACAGCGTACGCCATCCACTTGAGTCATTGCTTGTCACATCAACTGCCGTGTTGTTAATTGTCATTCCAGTAGTCTTACCACCTGCAACGGCTGCGCCATCCCATGTTAAAACTACATCTCTACCGATAATTGCCGCCATGATAAAACCCCTTTATTTATGACTTGTAAAAAATAACTCTAAAACGTTGAACCCCATGTCGAGTTATTCCATCGGGGTCTAAACTTGATTCGCTATACTCTTGATAGCAATTAACGCTATTATACCCTACTATTGATAGTTTTTGCCTATCAAGTAATGTATTAATTTCGTCTTGAATTTGTTTAATTTGTGAGCGCCCTTTGTAGTCACTCCATGAGTGAATGGTTACGGTTGCCTGCCTGCCTATAAAATCGTTTGTATTATCATCTGCAAGCGTGTCATCACCAATAACAACGTATGGCAGTGTCGCATCGCCTGGAACATCATCGTAGTAAGGGACGCTTAATGTTGAAAGCTTTGAAAATATTGCTTTTTGCAGTTGGTATGCGCTCATAAACTAGCCTTGATTGCTTTTTGAATTGAAGTGTAAACAGCTTTACGGTGTTTTTCTAACGCCGGGATTAACCAGGGTCTAGCCGCCATGTTTTTAGTGCCAAATTCTAGGTGCTTACCGTACTCAATATTTGTGCCAACTAGCCAACCATCGCCGTAGATAGATTTGATTGCCTGAATTGATCTAACAAGCGTACCAGTATCAACCGCTGGCGCTTGCCCTGCGGCTGATGCAATGTGAGTTTTATTCCCGCGCTTATACGCTATGCCAGTCTTAGTAGATTGTTTCATTGCTTTTTGAGTTTCATTTAAAACCTTAACCGCGCCAGAACGAATAGCAACATCAATCTTACTTTCAAGCGTTTTCTCTTTAGCATATAACGCTTGGATTGTTTCAGCTAAACCTTCAACTTTAACGCTCATGTAACTACGCCTGATTTTAGAAAAACGGTATACATTGCATCAGCTTCCGCAATATTTAAAACGCCTGTAATATTGTATGTAACGCCCTTAAACTGTAAACGGTCATTGGTTGTAGGTGTGCCGCTTGACACTTCAATATAGGCTTTATGGGTTGATTCATCTTGTAGTTGCATAGCCGTTAGTTGCTCTGCACTATTTAACGGAATCACAGCACCATCACAAACAAACTTAGTCGCCCATGAGTGAGTATAACCGCCCATCCCATCGCTTACTTTTGTTTGCTGTTCAAAGATTAATTGGCTAGGGTTTTTAAACTTAGCCATTAATTTTTTAGCAAGCGCTGTAGAGTTATCGTAAATACTCATATCAACCCCTTACAAGCTTACCCATACCACCGAACAAATACGGCTTTAACATGGCATTGATTTTAGTCAATCTTGTGCTTTGTGATGCGTTATCCATGTAAGTGGTTGACATTGGCCCTAATGTTTCAGTCTTTGTAGCCCGCTCAATGTTCGCTAACGGATCTAATCCTGCATCAATATCGCAAGCTGTTTGCATTTCAGCGTTTTTAATGCCTTGCGGCACTGCATCAGCATCTAGCAAGTAACCATCAATATAAACGCTAGAACGAGGCCATTTGGAATCAGAGCTAACCGCATCGCCTTTATAATCTTTAGATTCGATATAATCGTTTGCTTTTGTTAGCAACACATCTAAATCACCTGTCAAAGTGATTCCTCTTGCGGTTGCGTATGCGGTTAGTTCCGTTGTGGTTGAGTATGCCATTAAATATCGTCCTCTACCCATCTGATTTTTATTGCGGCTGTGGTTGCTGTGTTTGTATCGCGGTTTGTTAATCTAAACACGTTGTCAGTATCTCGCATAAGTATAAATTGACCTGCTAACCCTGCCTCTGCTGGATTAACGTGAACACCTTGTAAATTACCTAATGCAACATCTAAACTCATTTGAACACCATCATTAGTGATAGTTGGCGTTGAGTATAAATTAACCGTTGATTGTATTGTATCATTACCGCGATAACGCATATTAGCCGTTTTCCCAGTAATTAACGTGCCTGGATTGCTAACCGTTGAGCCAGCAAATCCAATTACCTCGCATTCTGTAACCAACCCGCTAACTTGCACAAACTGTATTAATACGTCTTTATAAGATGTTTGAAGGTTTAGGTTAACTGTTGAGTTAGCTGGAATAGTTATCTCACTAGCAAAACTAAACGACTTATCCGCTACAACAAAAGCAGTTTCTGAATCGTTTGGATTATGCACTTGGTTTTGCCAGGTCATTTTATACTCCTAATTAATAATCGAACACACTCGTTAAAGTGCGCTCTGTTATTAACTACTTTTTAGCAGTTGGTTGCTTTGGCTTTTCAGCTTCAGCAGGCTTAAAACGAATATCGAGAATCTTCTCGCCTTTCGCTTTATGTTGCGCCTTAACTTCAGGCGTTACAGGATGTTTTAAATAAACAACTTTCATAATCATACCTCATAATTAAAAGCGGGATATTAACCCGCATTTATTTAGTTTTTAGCGTTATCACCGATAGTAATTACACCAGCAGTATGCTTGATGTCAGTTGCTACTTTATCCCAGTTTGAACCGGTTGCAAGTTCTGCATCTGTTGGAGATTTCGAACCTGCTGCAGTATCCCAAGTGTAACCTTTCAAGCTAATACCAAAGTCATAATCTGCTTGCATTGTGGTTTCAATACGGTCTTTACCGTTTGAAGTTTCAATGTTAGATACAACATCAGAACCATCGAAGATAGTCGCCGCACCAGTACCAAGTGATAACACTTTGTCTAGGTTTGGAGTACCTGCTTCATATAAATCAGGTGCATCGGTAACGATTACCGCTTTACCTAAGATATCAACTACAGTCACGTTTTGAGCCTGGAAAAGCTGAGGAGTGTTAGTTAAGTTCTGACCGATTAACTTATGGTAAGTTGCACCGTTCATAACTTGAGCAACTAAATCACCTGAACGATCACCAAACAAAGCGTGAGTAGCGTTTAATGCTGACTGGCTTACACCTGCCGTTGCTGACACGTTGTTAGTAGCTGTCGACTGGTTCGCAATCGCCGCTACAAGTGCCTTAATTGATACGTTCAATTGGTCTTGTACAATCGCTTCTGCTAGGTTTTCAGAAATAACTGCAATCGCTTCGGCTTCCGAACGGTTAATCCATGCCATTTGAGAAGGCTCAAACAAGATAGGACCAAAACCACCAGCAACCTTAACGCCATCTTCTTGTAGTTGCGCTAAAGAAGCTGCTGCAACCGCACCATTAGCAGCGTAACGGTCTACACGGCGTTGGTTAGCGTGTAATGCTGAGTAAAAAGAACGCTCGAAAAAATCACCTTCAAAAGATTGAGAAGTTAAAGTTAGAGCTCCGTTAGATGCGCCATTGAACTTGTCAACCATTTGGCCTAAAGTTTCGATTGTCGCTTCCATTAAGTTGGCGTTAAACACCTTCATATTAGCTAGTGCCATGATAATCTCCTAGATTATTTATAATTAAATTTTTGTGCGAAATATTTCGCTCTCTCTGACTTACTGCCATCGAGTTTTCCATTGTTCACACTTTTGGCACTGCCGTTAGTGTTTCCGTTTACATCACCACCGCCATTCGTAGGAACGTCGGCCTTAATCATAGGTCTAAATAATGGGTCACTGCGTAACTCATTAATAAAGCCCTCTCTATCTAAGCTGGAGGCACTGCCATCAGCGTTTAAATAAATTTCTTTACCTGTATCAGTGTCGATTGAAATACGCTCTGATACAAGCTTTTTAAAAGCACCGCTAAGACTATCCAAAGCCATGCCTGATAATTCTGTAGCAATCGCCGACTTTTCACGGTTCGCCATTGCATCTAAACGGTTTTTATATTGGCTTTCCGTTTCGCCAGCACGTTTTTGTGCATCTTCTAACTGTTCTTTGTAACGCTTTTCAATTTCTTCCACGTTACCTTCTTTCACAGCTTTCTCATACGCTTCTTGTCTTGCTTGAGTTAGCTTTTCTTCTTGAGCTTTTTCAAACTCAGTTAAGCGTGACTCTGTTTCTTTGTACTTACCATCTAGCTCATTCAATGAACCTTTAAGCTTAACAAAACCGCCATGCTGATAACCATCATCGGTCTTAACATAATCGGCCTTAACCGCTTCTGGTAATGTGTCGTATAATTCTTGTGTTAATGCTGACATTGTACTACTCCGTCATTTCGTTAGTTCCAGGTTGAGCCACTGACTCTTCCATGATTTCATCTATAAGCGTTTGTGCATCGCCTTGCAACCAACCACCGCCGATAAGCATTTTTATTGCTTGCTCTTTAGTGATCAGGCCGCTTAATACTAGACTTTGCACTTCACGCACTTCTTCAACACTTAATTTAACCGCGTCAAATTCTTTGTTAAGCTCGATTGTAATATCGCCGGTTACATTCTCGAACATGGCGCAATATTCGACCGCTCTCGTAAAGGCAATCTCTACGCCGTTAGCCGTATCAACTAATGCAGCGTTTTGTTCTGCAGATTCCATATTGGCTTGAGTGGCTGTTTTATTCCCTGCGCTATCTTCACTGAAAACACCACCAACCGCTTGAATGGCTTTTTTATTGTTTTCAAAGTAACGCTCAAATCCTGCAAGCTCTGTATTCGCGCCGACAATATCAACACTAACCTCACCAGGCAAGTTATTAACCGCACCTGAACCAGTTACAATGTAATCGCGCCCGTTTATTTCTTTGAATGTTTCCCAGTCTGAATCAGTCCAACCGCTTGTATAAGTCGTAGGAGGTAAGTTACGCATAGACTCTTTATATTCAGCAGAAACTCGATAACGTGCATAAGTTAAATCAGTAACGCCTTTTAAGAACCCAAGTTCTAATGGCATCTCACCTGCTGGAACTTCACCATCTGTAGCAATATGAACAGGAATAAACGGAACTGATTTGCCATTAACGCTAATATAGTTTCGTTCGCCGTACTCAATGCCACTATCTGAAGTTTCGACAATCTTTTGCTGATAATACGCGCCATCTTCATCAAGTGCCAAAATAAGATAACTTACAATGTCCGTATGCTCTAGTGATTGTTGGTTAAATACTGTGCCAACCTCACGCACCATGATAAATGTTAATTGCATCGCACCATTAATACGGTCAAACGACCAATTAACTACATTGTCGCGCGTGTATTGCTTAATAGTTGCTCTTGGGTTAAGCGTGTCTAAATCATCAAGGCTTAATTCTTGCGTATCAACGTCTGATAAACCTTGATAGTCAGATACTAATAAATGCCACTTAACTTGTAGAATATTGTCGCTTGCTTGACGTAACGCACCTTCAAAACTCAACCCATCGCCATCAATATCATCAATTAAATAGCTTAGCTGCGGAGGTAGTTCAATAGTTGATTTGTCAAACGCCATTTTACCTAGCATAGTACGCATTGTTTTGGCTGGAATATCGTCAAATTCAGCACCTGCGATAAAAGTATCGTAACGAGCCTGACCGCTTGCAGAATGTTGGTCTATTTGTGATGGGTGTGGTAGATATGTGTACGCTTTATTTTTAACAGCAATAGAGCCGCTAACAGCATCACGAACCGCTTCAACGTGCGGAATCATATCGCTAAAATTGTCGTGAAACTCAATAGACATAACTACACCTTAAAAATTAATGGGTTCATTATAACACTTTTATAAAAAGTCAAATAGTTTTTATTAATTAACATTGTTTTTATGATAGTTTGACTATATCACGACTTCTCAACTCATCAATGGTCAATGGTCGCTGTGTCATATCTGTAAATTTATCTAGCTTAATTCCATCACGGAACGCCTGGCCACGTGTTGGCCCTAATACATCGTCTTGAAAATCTTTAGATTGATTGCCTAACCACTCATTAACGTCATTAACAGGGCTTTCTTTTTCGCCTTTTAATCGCATTGCAATAGTGGTCCTGCAATTCGGGTGATAAGGTGGATAACCGACTGGAGATTTTCCAACTGGCCAACCTTTATCCCCGTACTTTGAACCAATACCAGCACACGTAACACTTAAACGGCTATCGAACGTAACCATAGGATATTCGCGATCAATAATATCTGAGTTATCCTCTGCAAACGCTTTACGTGCCATTGCTGAATAGTGACTACCACCAGTGCGCGCTAGGTTTTCTACAC